TAACAGGCATTTTTTGAAGTTGTTTAACTTCACCATTTAGCCATTCTGTTAAAGTTTGAGCCATTATAGTAAAGTTTTGTAATGATCAACTCTATTCAAATGCATCATCATACAAGATAACATAGCCCCTGATTTCATAAATTCTGATAGATTGAATATAACAGGTTCCATTCCAGCATCACCACAAATTTTTTCTAGTGTTTCTAGTTTGTGTTTTTCACCTGCATAATATTCATGTGTTTTTTTCATTTCTGAAATGTTTGAAGCACATAAAATCATGTTACCCATTCTTACTGAGTTTGTTAATCCACCCAAAGCATCTTCAGCATTAATATCAATAATTTCAGTATGTTTTTCTAACATTTTAATTTCATCTTCCTCGTACAATTCAGTACAAATTAATGTTTGATCTTGATTTAATGCAAATACAGAACAATCTAAATGATATAAATACTCATCAACCATTGCGAGCTTGATAATATTCATACCATAATTTTCTTCCATCCATTCATACGTTTTAATATCTGAACGGATATCATAACCACCAATATAAACATTATCGTAAAGAAATTTTAAATCAGCTTCGCCTTCCCATTTGTATGGAGAGATTGCTGTTTTATAACCCATTTGGTTAAAGAATTTTTCACCTACATGTTCTTCGCCTTTGCGAGGATCCGAGGTGAAGTTCGATAAAATAATATGGTTTTCATTCGTAATATGTGGTAAATAAATACCTAAATTAGCAACGTACACCTGATCTTGGAAGTTGCCTTCTGATGGTAGTAAATACGTTAAAGAACCGCCGGCAACAAAGTTATACAAATCCATAAATTGTTTGTAAGCTTTGGGACGGTTAATTGCTAATTCTTCGTTTGTTAATTCTTGCATCCAAATATTGTTTGGGTCTGAAGTAGACAAAGAGAATGGGAAATTCATTACATAACTCTGTAAAGGTAACTGACTTGGGGTTTCTTTCATTTGTAACTAATTAATTATTATTTACTATACATATTATATAGGCCTATACTAGTACATAGGAATAAAAAAAAAGCCCCGCTTTCGCGGGGCTTCTTCAAGTTATGTTATCTCTAAATTAGATAGTGTTTAATCCACTGATGTAGATCTTACCATAGAATTCAGGACGTAACATTTTCTTAGCGTAGCGAGTCAATAGACCTTTACGAGGTGTAAAGGTTTCTGGATCGTACACTAATGGAGTCATGATTAATGGAATGTATGGAGCAAACACAGCACCTGTTTCCAAGAATTGTGAACCTCTGTAACCCATTAACATTAAGTTTTCAGTCATGTAAGGGTTTTTGTAAACCTTGTAACGACCGTTAACTGTACCAATTTTCTGTACACCGAAAGCGTATTCCATTTGGTCAGCTTCGCCATTTGAAGTAGAAGCGAATCCTGGGATTGATTCCAAGATAGTTGCTACTGTAGGAGAAGTAACGATGAAGTTAGCACCTCCACGTAAAGTCAACTGATGGATCTTGTTAGATACTTTTTGGATTTTAGTACCTAAAGTTTGGAACCATTGACCTTGTGTGTTGTAGAAACCTGCAGCTGAAGTAACAAATGAGGTTGTTGATGGATCGTAAACCGTGTTGTTAATAGCTGACCAGTATTCCGTATCAGCAGCTGCATCTTCGATTAACATATCTAAGATTTCCAAATCAATTTCCATTGAAATGTACTCGCTCATAATGTTAGTCAATTCAGCTTCTGCATCGATGTTTTGGTAAGCAGCTAAATCTTGTGCAAATTCAGGAGTCCATACTGCTTTCAATTTCTTGGTTTTAGCAGTGATAGGTTGTGATTGCATTCTAACGTTGATCTCAGGGATAACGATTTGAGTAGCAGAAGCAGCGTTAGGTACTGAGAAAGAACCTGAAGCTTCAAAATCACCACGACCTGATTGGTTACCACCAATTGCAACAGCTTGGTTGTTACCTGAAGTAACGTTGATACCGTCTTGTGAAGTTGATCTTTGGTATGTTACTTGAGCTTCACCATTAACTACTGCTGAATAAGTTTTAGAAGCAGTATAGAAGAAAGAAATAGTACCGGCTGTGTAATTGTAAGTAGTAAATGCAGATAATAGGTTTGCAGGATTTGCAACACCACCATCCCCAGAACCAGAAGCAACAAATCCACGAACTGCATCTTGATCAAATGCAGGTAAGAATGAAGCAGAAATAGTTAATTTTGTAATTTGACCATCAGCTGCAGAAGCAGAGTAATCAGAATCAAAATTTACTTCAGCCCATGTTGCATCTATAAGAGCAGCAGCACTACCTGTAGTGATAGGAGAAGCACCACCGTTTGCAGATGAAGTAACTCTAAATAATGAACTTGAGAAGTTGTTGGTAGCATAAGTGAAACGACCTTCTGGTCCACCATATAAACCACCTTCAGCAGCTGGAGTAGAGAATGGGAATTGAGAAGATGTATCGCGATTACCATACAATGATTGACCTGCAGTAAATGGAGTCTTAGAGTTACCATATTGGAAATCTAAGAAGAACACTAGTCCTGAAGGCATGTTCATAGGTTGAACTGAAACGAATTCTTTAGCTACGATAGTACCGAATACTTTTCTTACTAAAGGCAATGCAATACCAGCCCAGTTCTCACCTTGTCCACCTGAAGTGAATGAAGAGTTTGAAGAGATTTGGTTTGATTCAGTTACTAATTGTTTAGCTTGATTTTCTAACATGATTGACATGTTATTTTTATCATGCTCGGTTAAGCCCTCTAAAAGGCCTGTTTTAGCCCATTTTCCGGCTAATTTAGCAGCATCAGATTGGAGATTTTTCCAAGATCCAGCTGCCGATTCGAGTAATTGATTTACTTGTGACATTTTTTTAAATTGTTTTTTTAGTTGTTGTTAAAATTATTTTTTTAAACCTGCCAATGTTTGCCATCTAGCAAATTGGTCGTTTATTTCAAGAATTGGTTTCTTTGTTGGAGCAATACCTGCTACTTTAGAAGCACCACCAATCATTGATTCGTTAACAGATGATTTCTTTTCATTTAATCCTTCTGATAATGTTTCAAATACTAATTTAGCTTCTTTAGTAGTAGCTGCTTTGTCAAATGCTGCCAATACTTTTACTTTTTGTGATTCGGTTAAGTTTTTAGCTCTAAAGATTTTGTTAGTGTAAAGTAATTTAGCATTTAACAAATTAACTTCGTTTAGATCAGTTTTAACGGTTTCGATAGCAGCGTAAGCTTCTTCAAGTTTAGCTTCCATTTCTTTTAGCTTTTTCTTGTAGTCTTCTACACCTTCTTCTTCAGCAGTGTCTTTTTTGTCACCACGTTTAGCAGCAGGTACGTCGCCTTTGTTACCACCGTACTTTTTACGTTCGTCTAATCCATTCATTAATTCATCAATACTAATTTCTTCTTCTTCAGATTCCATTTCTTCACCTTCTCCGCCTTCCATTTCGCCTTCTAGTTCCCCAGCGGCTACCATGTCAGCGATAACACCTTCGATGAATGATTTAAGATCATCTTCAGACATGTTTTCAAGATCGATTTCTTCTTCTTCTCCCATTTCCTCTTCTTCAGCTTCAGCAACGTTACCATGAGCGTTGTTGTCTGAAGGATATTTGGGATCGTTGATTAAATCTTCACCTTCCATCATTTCTTCTTTTTCACCTTCTTCCATGTCATCTAATTCTCTAAGAAGTTCATCTAAGTCCATTTCATCCATGTCTTTAGCTTCATCCATGTCATAAGTTTCTTCCATTTCTTTAGTACCTAATTTTTTCATGCCCATTTGGCCTTCGTACCCTTTTCTGTGGTTAGCTTCATCCATTTCTGTAGTTTCGTCCATGTCGAAATTTTCTTTCATGTCCTTCTCTTTCATTTCATCCATCTCTTTAGCTTCATCCATATCATCCATATCATCCATTTCAGAAAGCTTTGCAGCTAACTTTTCTTTCAAATAAGGTGTGAATGCTTCTTCAAGAGCGGCTTTTGCGTTTGCTATAGCAGTTTCTTTAACAGCTTTAGCATCGGCGATTGCTTCTTTAAGCAAATCTCTGTTGTTTGTCATTTGTCCTCAAATTTATTTGTTGTTGGAAATACGCTTATTGTTGACGATTGTCGAAGCGTAATAAGTTATGTTAACTTGATGCGATATAAGATCGCATATTATGTCGATACATATATCAAGATTTTTTAAAGTCGCCAGTTGCGCAGAAAAAGAAACCCCTACATTTCTGTAGGGGTCTGTCTAAAGAGCCTATCTTTAGAGGGGCACTTGCCTAAGGTAGCAGGCTTCTTAAATTATCGGGCACGTGCCATTAGCACATAAAATTTCCGATAATAATATGTTTACTTTTGCGTATGGGTTTTCTTTAGGATTTTCTAAACCTTCTCTAATTAAATTCATATATGAACCTGGATTGGAAGGTGTTGAAACAAAATCCCAACATAATAATTCAAAATCGTCTTGAACTTCTAAAGTACCTTCGTTCATTTCTTTTAATGAACCCATTCCACGAGATGATACACCTACCATAACGTTATTTTCAATAAGGGCTTTTAAAATATTGCCTGACATTGTAGGTAAAATTTCTAATTTACCCATTACTTTATCACCATTCCACCAAATTTCTCTAATGATATGAGATACGTTTTTTAAGTTAATGATTGTAGAATCAGGGTGATCTAATTCACCTGTTGCTCTATTTTCTTTAACAACTGATTGATATCTATCGATTTCTTTATCCCAAATTTCTCTAGGATAATATCTACCATTCCCGTTTTTAACTTCAGCTGTTGCAAGTATCCCTTCAACCATTGGATTACCAGAAGGTGCTTTTAAACCTTCAGTTAAACTCATTGGTGATACAGAAAACGGGATTGTTTCTATTAATACTTGTTTCATATTAGTAATTCATTATATCGTTATCTTCATCAATTACTTCTTCTTTAGCTTTACCTGTTATCTTTTCATAGATTTTTTGGGTTTTAGCTTTATGTTTTTCAAGTTCTTTAATTTCTTTATTAAGAGTTTTAACCATAGATTGATCAATCATTTCTGCTAATTCTTCTGATTCGGCTAATGCTAATTTAGATTTACGTTTTTCAATTGCCTCATCAATAGCCGTTAATTTAGCTTCTAAAGCAATTGCTTGAGATGATTTTTCTACTTCTTTAATATGGTCATTGATTGAAGGACGTTTTGCTTCGTTTAAACCTTCTTTAACAGATTTAGGCATATCACCATATCCTGATGATTTATATTTACCTTTAGGTTCTACAGGATCTCCACCTCCAACTACATCTTTAGTATATCCAATTCCTTTAACACCAAATGAAGCTTCAGTAGCATAATAATTAACATTTTTAACCATGTTTTTTAACACGATTTGTTTTAATTCATATACACTTTTATCTTTATTTTTTTCATCCTGCATTTCAGTATAAAAACCCATTAAAAATGACTGACCATAAACGTTGTCAATATTGTCAGGATTATTATTATCAAATTGGTTTGCTAAATCTTTAGCTACTTCTGGTGCTGGTTTTTCAAATTCGTTTTGATCACCATATTCCTTAGTATTTTTAACACCTACTGCTTCTGCAATTTTTGTATTAAAGATTTTAAACCAATCTGGTTGGATTGGTGATTGTGTAATAACACCACCAATAGCTTCACTTAAAAGATTTTTACTTTTTAAGATGTGAATAGTTGAAGCAAAATCATTACCTGAGGTAATATATTCAGGGAACATATATTTTGCTACTTTCAAGAAGTGGTCTTTATTACCTTTACCTTCTTTAATTAATTGGTATTGTTGTTGTAATGTCTTTTCCATTTTGTTATAAATATTAAGGATATAATAATATTGCTCCTGCTGATATAGAAGCACTAGTTACAAATAATGGTATAGTTACTCCTGAGGCGAATGTTAATCCACCTCCTGCTAAACTAGTTCCATTAGAATCTTTTAAACCAGTGAATGTAACTGCTTGAGCTACTGAAAATCCTGCGAATGAGCCAGTTATGCTTGCTGATCCACTTAATAATGTTGCTGATGGGTTTGCGGGTAAGTTTGCCATATTTTTTTATTTTTTAAATAATTCTATTAAGTCGTTTACGTAATCATTTGCTAAATCAGTTCCATATACTACAGTAAATGAATTTGGATTTTGTCTGTAATAATCCATAGTTTCATGTTTTGCTTGTTGTAAAAATGGTAATAACTCATTTAACTTTCTTTCTAATTCATCAAAACCTAAAATACGGCTTGCAATGAACTTTTTTTTATCAGGGTCAGATATATTTAAATCTTGTAAATATGATTCAATATCTGTATTTGCTTCGTTTAAAGATTCAGCTGGTAATCCTTTGGCTGCTTTTTCAGCACCTGTTTTTCCAACTAATTTATATTTAAAATCAGTAATATATTTATTTTTTATAACGCCTTCAGGACCTGCTGATGGACCAGGACCAAATGTTGCTCCAGGACCTTCTGCTACTTTTTTATATCCAGCTTGTGTATGAGCTCCATAAGTTGATTTTCTAGGAGAGGGACCTGTATGGTTTTCACCTTCACCACCTGATGTAAAAAATGAATTAGAAGCTATTGTTGATTCTTCATTTAATGTTTTTGCTAAATCTTCAGCAACGCTTTTAAATGTTTCATATTCATTTGGATAATTTGTTCTCAAATGTGTTCTAAAATCATTAAAAGTAGCAATTACTTTTTTAGCGATTTCTTTAAATTTAGGATCTTCTTTTTTATCAACTGATAATTGTTCAATATAATCTCTTAATTGAGCAAATTTCTTAAAGGTAGTATCCATTTCAGGAACGGTGGTTATATCCCATGATATAGCACCGGTAATTGGGTCAATAGCAGTAACGGTAGATTGGCTTCCACCTCTTACTTGTACATCTCCTACTTCAATCTCCTTTAATTTATACTTAACCATTTGCTGTTACAAGTTCTTCTAAAAGTGCATAATATTGTAATAAGTTAACTAAATCATCAGTACCTACTTTAGCTATTTTACCTAAAGGTAATAACATATTATTAACTTCATTTAATTTAATTTTAACAACTTTATCAGTAACTTTTTTAGCTAATGTAGTTAATTCAGTTTTAATCTCATTAATTTTAGTATTATAAAATTCTTTTAATTTAGGAGTTGAATCAACTGAATTGATAAATTCTTTTAATACTGATTTTTGATTATCGTTTAATGAAGCATATTTACCATTAAATTTTTCCAATAATACTCTATATGTTAAAATACGTAAATCCTTATCATATGATTGGAATTCAGTCATTAAATCTTCTTCCACTTTTTGTTTATTAACAGTGCGTGTTGTTAAACTTTCCAAAATAGCAATTTTATTGTTAATAATTTGGTCTGGGTTAGATAAATTTTCGCTGTTATATATCTCTAATAGAGTATATAGTGCGGCGTGTACTTTATAGCTTGGCAATTTAGTATTAAAAAATTCATCTAAACTATAATATTTAGAGATTTCTTGAATTAAATTATATTTTTGTCTCTTTAATGCACCTCTGTTAAGGTTTTTAGATGACTCAACAACAGAATTAATTACTACTTCTGCCTTACCTTCAGTTAAATTTTTATGTTTAGATAAAGTTTCATATAATTTGTATTCTCTACCTAATTCCGTTCTTACAAAGTATTTTTTAAGGATACCAGTTGCTTTTGAATCATTACCTGATAATGTATCAGCGGTAATTTGTCTTACCAATAATTCAAACAGAATTCCTGTATTTTTATACTTGGAATGTTTTATATTCATTCTCGGGGTTTTGTTATAAATATATAAGGATTTTTATTCTCTGATTTGTTTTTCGTCTAATAGCGATTCTTCAACTTTAGGTGTTTCAAGTGATACCCTTTTAACTAAACCTTCAATTAAAGATTTATTTTTAAGATATATTTGTTTTGCTTCTAAAGCTAATGGCGAACCACCTTTATAATTAGGACGAATTGAATCCGATTCGTTATCATCATTCTTCATACCTTTAGCACCTAATCTGTCTTTTCCGAAATTATCATCTTGAGTATTACGATCTGTTGATTTTTCTTCAGGACGACCTAATTCTAAATCACTACCATATCCTACAGGTACATTTTCAGGTTGGTCAAACATTCTACCTTTACCATATAATGAAGCTAAATCGTGAGGTGTACCGTATGATTTACCTGTTACTTTAGGATCATTACCTTCTTCCATTAATTGATTATAGCGGAATGTTCGTTTTTGATCTTCAGCTAATAAGTTTCTATATTCATCAAATTGATCTTGACTGAAATGGAATACATTATCATAAATCCAATCGGTAGGTAATAATTTAGCTTCCATGATCTTTTGAGCTAAATCAACCTTTTGAGTTAATAACGCAATTTTTTCCTGATCGTAGATAATAGATGGAGTAGTTAAATCTAACTCAAAGTTAGTTAATTCCTCACCTGTATAACCTTGTGAATATAAATGTACTAATGCAATTTTATATAATTCAGATAATGTAATACGCTGGATACGATCAATTGTACGAGCAAATCTAATATCTTCAGCGGCTAATGTTGCTTTACCTGTTAAATCTTTTTCATAACCCATAAATGCTTTAGGCACTTTAAGAGCTGCGAATAATTTATCACGTAAGTAAGTAACATCTTGGATACCATCGTAATTTAAACCTGGTTGGGTTTCAATTTTGGTTGTAGTATCATTTCCACGAATTGGAATATAAAAATCTTCCAATAAGTTTTGCATGTTATACTTTAAGTTATATTCACCAGTTTGGTTATCTATTAATGGAGTACGCTTCATAGTTGAAATTGTCTTCTGCATGAAGTTTTCAACCTCGTTTGGTGGAATTGAACCTACGTTAATATAAAAAGTACGACGATCAGGGCTACGTGAGATTCTATGAATTAACATAGCATCTTCCATTAACACATATTGTTTAAAGATACGACGAGCTGGTTCCAAATATGAACGACCATAAGGTAAATAGTTAACATCTGTTAACAATCTAAAGTGAGCCATTTCATAATTATCAAAATAAATACCTGGTTGGTTTTCATTAAATGAACCTAAAGTAGGGGAACCATAATAACCTGAACCACCAGCAAAAATACCTTCTGGTGAATACCTAAACCTTACAGCATTTGGATGTTCTTTATCATAGTTTTCTTGTCTTTCAATATGATATGCAGTATATGGGATTACATTATAAACACCATATTTTTCAGCAATTTCTAATTTTAAGAAAAAGTCACCATATTTACACATTTGGCGAATCCAACTCCATAAATTAAATTCAATGTTTAATACATCATAAAATAAGTTGTATAATACTTGTTGAATATCTTCATTATTTGATCTAATTTGTAATACCTCTCCTAAATCATTTTTTAATGTAGATTCATCTGAAATAATATCAAGAGCAGAAGCAACAATAGCATCATAATCCATATTATCATAGTCTGAATAGACCGTAGTACGTAAGTATTGCCAGTTTAAACCAATTTGAGAACCTAATAATGAGGTAGAGGCAGGAGAATACAAACGATTATACCTATCCATTAATGAGTTAGTAGCAATATCGCCTGAACGTTGAATTGAATCAACATCCATTACTTTTAATTCGTTACCTCCTTGATTACGAATGATAACGTCTGTTGAAAACAGGCGTTGTAATCGGGTAAATAAACTTTTATCAGCCATTTTTATGTTTTATTATATACTATAAATATTTACAAAATCCAACTAATGTCCTCCGTTCCCTTATCTGTTTGAATGGTATATGGATTTTTTACTTGATTTGGATTATAAGCACCAACATACGTACTCTTACTCATATTTCCAAGCGTAGCTCGAGTCATGTCGTGAGATTGTTGTTGGAATTTTAAAGATGTATCTCTTAAATACATAGCAATACCAAAGGGCATTACTAAATCATCATTATAACCTGTTTGAGCTTCGGGTCTACCATTTTTCCATACGAATACTTTCATCTCTTCAACTAAACGTTTCGAGCGAATTGTCACGGAACGATCACCAACAAATTCTCGGAATTTATTGACAATTAATGGTCTAGTACGCATTGACATTGTAAATCCAGGGGTCATATCGGATGAACCCTCGTATGTCTTTAAATACGACTCTGCTGTGAGTTGATCTGACTTTGGTGATTGATATAAATTGCGATAACCTCGTTCAATTACAGCATCAATAGTTGCCCAACCAATAGAAGCATTTTCAACTACAAGTAAAGCATTATTATATTCGGTAGCAACACCTACTAGAAAATATCCAAATTCTTTAGTAGGTAATTGCCCTTTATATTCTGCAACTTGTACGTTAGTGGCAATATCGATTACGTGACAAGTTGAAAAATCTTTACCATCGCCTCTGGCTACGTCAGCTACTACCATATAATCTCTTGTATAGTCTGCTGGTTCCCATACCCAAAAGTTCTGGTCAGCGCCTCTTCTTTCAAGAGGATCTTTTATTGTTGTTTGTGTGATAAATTCTAACCATTCTGAATAGAATACTATATCACCTGAAGTACTAAAATCGCAATCACACTCTTGTGCTGCTAATCTAGGATCTCCTAATAATTCGTCTTGACGTTTTCTCCATTCTTCATTTCGTTCAGGGTGAACAAACCAAGGTAATTTAATAGGTAAAAAGTCATTTTCAGAATTTTCTGCTTTAATCCACGTTTGGTGGAACCAGTTACCTGTACCGTAAGGAGTAGATAATACAATCGCACCACCACCCGTTGCTAAAGTTTGTTGAGCTGATGCCCAAATCTCACCAATTTGTTCAATGAAAGCTGCCTCATCGACAATCAATAGAGAAACGGCTTCTGAACGACCTGCATCACTTGATGCTGAAGTTGCTTTAATTTGAGATCCGTTATTTAATCTTAATGTTAATTTATTATGTTCGTCTGCTGGTATTTTAAGCCATGAAGGTAAATTATCAAACATGAATTTAACTTTCGTTACCATGTTTTTAGCTGTTTCTTGCTTAGTTGCAACACACAACACGTTTTTATCTTTATGAAATAGCATTAACCATAAAGAATAACCTGCGGCTAATGTTGATATACCTAACTGACGTGATTTTAATACAATTGAATATGGATTATCTCTCCATAAATGTAATACTTTATCTTGGAATGGGTATAAATTGAATATTACACGGCCACGTTGTGGGTGCTGAATATTACAGTATTTTTTCATAAAGTGGGCAGGGTCAGCTGCACATTTAATGTATTCCTGTCTTATAATTTCTCTTAAATCTTGGCTCATTTTCCTAGTTTCCAGTACATTCGGCCAGATACTACAGGAATAAGATTTTGATTAACTCCAATACCTAAACCAAATGCTTGTTTTTTCTTGGTTCTATATAATCCTTCAACACCTATATAATTTAATTGATCTAAATTACCTGTTACTCCAAAACCAGTATAAAATTCTCTTTTATTAAGAATAATAGTTTTTTCAATTGTAATTTTTGGAATTAATAATTTATAATTAACATTACGAGATGTAATTTTATTTTTACTAATAGTATCTTTTACTAAAACATATCCTAATGTATCTAAAGATAATGTATCTTCATAATAATATTTAGAATAATAATCATTTAAAATAGCAGATGTATCAACTTTTGTTAAAAAAGTATCAATGTTTATTTTAGTTTTAATACGTGTTTTCCATTTTGGAACATATTGAAGTACTTTTTTTTCTACTGAAATATATTCGGTTTTTGTTTTGGTAATAATTTGAGGATCTGTAGTTTCTTCACCACATGATTTCATTAAAATAACGATAACTAACACTACAATAAGTAATGTTTGAATATTACCAAAAACCTTTTTTAAAAAATCCATAATATTAATTTTCTTCGTCGTCAATTGAAGGGTTAA